ATGGAATCTGCGTCATGTCGCTATCTGTAGAGACAATTACTGTATTACGCGGATGTGCATTGCAAGTCGCTGCATAGATGAGATCATCCGCTTCCATACAAGCACGTTCGTATTGACGGACACCCATAACATCTAAAAATTCATGAGCTACTTGCGTAGTGATTTCTAGATCCGCAGATATGTCTCTAACATAGTCTGATTTCTCTCTATTTTTATAGGTTGGAAGGATCTTACGACGCCATACAGTAGCTCGGGGTGCGTCCCAAAACATGTGCACGGACGTTGGACGAAAGCGGTTGAGCCAATCAGCCATATTCCTCAAGAATATGGTAAAGAAATGGTATTGGCTATGGCTGCGATTGGATTTAGATCTATCAGCATGCCCTCCATATATGGATCGGTAGAGAGCATTTCTACCATCGATGAAAAGCATGTCACATTTTACTTCGTTCATGTTTAGCCCTGAATACGAAAATGGGGGCATAAAGCTATGCCCCCATTCAACACTACGCTAGTTAATCGTCGTCGCCAGAGAGTTGGGCCATAATGTTGGCCAAATCGGTAGAGTCTTCGTCTTCCGATTCTGCTGTGGATGGCTTCGATGCCGCTGCCGTATTAGGCTTTTCCGACTTCTCCGACTTGACGGGAGTCTCACCCTGCGAAAGAAGAGAAGCCACGTCATCGTCGTCGCCGGACGTTACTCGCTCATTGTTCTTGAGCTTATCCGACTTGTTAGGATTCTTCGCGGAAGCTGTTCCGCGAGATTCCAATTTGGGCTTGTCTTCTGCCTTGGGTTTCTCTTCCTTAGGCTTTTCTTCTTTCTTTTCGTTCTTGCTTTCGTCAGAAGTAAACCCGGCATCACCTGATTGATCGTCATCTCCATCAACAAGAGTGTCGTAAACTTGCTTGAGCCTCGCCAGATTGGGCTCGTCTACCTTCCCGTAGAGGTAATGACGATTGTCGAGAACCTTTTGGATCAGTTCTTCATCAGGTTCAGTAGAGTCGGCTTTCTTAACGATCGGTTGAGCGGTCGGTAAGAATCGAGTTTTCTGATAAGAAACCTGTCCACCATTCAAGTGAACAACGAGTTCGAGCGGGAACGCATTAAACTCGTCGAAGAATACACCAAACGCCTGAGGGTCTTCTTCATCTCCACCATCTTGGCGATGGATCGTGGCGGAGCAGAGATCGTATACGGTCTTGGGAAGAGCGTACCACATGACCTTACCACGCAAGGTCTCGGGATTACTCTTCCAGCCAGTGAAGAAGATATTGACGAGCCACTGCTCGTTGGGCATCCACTGTTGGCGAATTTTTGTCCGCTTTTCTTTACTTTCGTGCAACTTGAAAAGGTCAAAGCCCATATTGCACATAATGCAGTCTTCATTATTAATCACACGCGGGCAAGCGTGTGGCTTCTGATTAACCCAATGTGCCCCATTTGGGATGGCATAGAGTTCCATCCCCTTAGCAGCCAAGGCACCTCCCTTGACTTTATCGTTCTGGCAAACGGGCGGGAGAATATAGAAGCGATACTTGATTTCTGTCGAAACATCCTTGGGCTTGTCCGGACGGAATTCGTCTGGATCGCTCTTTCGGGAGCCTTGCTCTGTCAGCTTTTTGCGCAGAGCGTCTACGTCGTACTTGGATTTGTGCGTCATTTTCAAAGTTCCGAGAGTGAAGTTTAGGTAATGTATCTTTGTTCAATACACATACACCACGACTAGCTGCCGTGTAATTGCTTTTCTGCTCGCTTGAACCCTCCGAGAGATTTAGCGAGTTCAGCTTTCATCTTGAGAGCTTCCATCATACCAAACATCTTGCCGCAACGCATCTGGGCTCTTGAAAGATTCTCGTCAGCTTTAATAAGTTCAGGATCATTCTCTACAATACGAGTAACCTGCTCCGAAGGGATTTTAACCTTGCTTTCTACGCACTTATTATAAATGAGATCTGTAACGGCTCCGCGTCTAGCCTTTAAAATTCTCTCAGCCTGAGCAACAACTAAACGAGCTTCACTATAAACGGATGACCAGAAAGCATATTGAGCAGGAAGATCCTCCATCTGCTGCTCAACGATATCCTGATCCAGATCTAAATCTTGTAAGAGATCCACAACAATAGTACGTGGTACCCGCTTTTCTACTCGTTCTCCGTCTTCTTCTACTGTCGTGACGATCGTAGTCGCCAATGTAATCTTGAATCTAAATAATGTGCTAGTTACTATCTCAGTTGGTACGTTCTCAGAAATCCAACGCGGCAGTCTTTTATCATTTGGAATTTTGGTCATGTCTGTTCCAGGCTGCGGTATCGAAGTACGATAGACTTGGCTGTGAGGGCTTAACCTCCGTTGTCGGAAGTCTAGACCATAATGTTTTGTCGAAGCCTGCTACGACCTCAGTATCAATACTTGGCCGATGGCGTGGTCTATTGGCCGATTTGTTTACTCTTTTAATGCGACGCTTAAGAGCAGCCATCTTGCGTCTATGACGCTTCTGATCCTTATTCATCTGAAAGTCTTAAATAGTTTCCATTGTTTCCAACGTTCACCGATACTTACCTTTACTGGAAAAATTGGATTAGATTCCAATAGCCCAGCAAATGGTCTTGACATAATCGGGATAACGCATTTAATCAGCGATAAAATATCAGCGTTCTCTCTACAGGAAGCCATGACAATACTATCATGAATATCGCCAATCATATTATATGGTAATACTCTATTAATCTTAGCCATTACATTATGCATGCCATGTGCCACTGAACCTTGCATAGCACCATTTAGAACGGCCAGTGAATTCTTAGCATCTTTAATTCTGAATTTCCTACCCAGCAATGTTTCCAAACTACCATTCGTCTCTATTTTGGCTTTCGCCTTGGTAATCCATTTACCCAAATCCTGATATATGTCAGATAAGACTACATTGTCGACATCCATAGAATTAATAGATTTCAACATTAATAATTTAGCTTCATCGCGATCAAGCACAGCATCTGTCAAGCCATCATTTATGATATTAAGAATGTAATCATATGGATCAGAATCGATGAAAGCGTCTTCCAGTGCTTTATCACCCGAAAGCAACGATGCCGCTCTAATATCAGCACATACCCAATCGAAGTGAATTAGCACGCACCGATCGTCCATGCGTGGTGGTCTAATCATATCTGGTTCATAATAACCCTGAATATTGAAGCCCAAGGATTTACTACGACCAGCAAAGGTCTTCATCGACCATTCAGGTTGCACATGAGTATAATTTAGATATAACCCACAATCTTCTAAACGTTGATAAGCGACAGCAGCATCAGCAATCAATTTCTGGTATGACTGAACCTGACGAGATGCCATAGCATCGAGAACTTGTTGTGATATTCTATTAAATTCAGTTATATCCGGTGCTTTGAGGGCTGGCAAGTGTAGATCATATACATTATAATCCATATCTAATGGGAGTTTAAATGCTCTTAAAAGATCTTTAAAATCAGTTGTTACTATTTGTATGTTGTTTTCAGCAGCTTTTACGATAGTTTGCCTGATCTTCTCGATATTCTTGAAGATCACGTATAGTTTTTTGCCTGCTCCAGGTTGCCATAATGGTATAATAGAAGTATTACCATTAAATTGTATACCAACGGCTTTAGGTTTCCTAGTAGTGTTATCATAAGTGGCATAAACGCACATTCGCCGCATTTTCAGCATCCTGTGCGTCCAAAACGCTATTACTTGTCGCCGGTTTTATCTTGAGTATAGAAAGCTTTCGCCACAGCTTTCTCCATTTCCTTATTACTAGTAGGCACATAATGCTTCTTCTTACCGCCCTTTTTACCCTGCCGTTTAATGCGAGCTTGGATATCATCCTTCTCGCCATCGACCCGATATTCAGAGTATGGATCATCATTCAATAGGGTGTGAATCTGCATATCGCGATTCGCACCAACTCGATCTAAGAAGCCGTATCCTCTAATATAGCCAATTCCGGTCTCGCCGTGGAAAGTCCGTTCACAGTTGCTACCTTGGCAACGTGGACAGATCTTAGCCTCGGCAAGTTCCGCTGGAGACGGCTTGATAGCATGGCATGTCTCAAAGACAGTCATGGCTCCATACTGTTCAGCCGTCAAAGCCTCACACTTAAGCTTTTTGAGGGCTTTAGCGTGGCAGTCTTTACATTCGTAGTTGTAAGTTGGCATTATTCCGCGTCGACGATTTCGAATGCCTGAGGAGGAAGCTTAACAATAAAGCTTCTCTCAGAAATGATAAGGATCTTCTTGCCACTGTAGAAACCAGAGCGAGGTTCCATTTCCAGGGCAATATTCTTGCGAATAAACAGTGCCGAGTCCCCGATCTTAAATTGCGATGGGCAGCGACCCCCGTTTCCGTTAGGAATACCAGGACCAACACCAATCACAACACCTTCAAGATTCGTCTCTGAATCTTCCGGCATGATTACAGACGACGACTGTGGCTTAATCACCTGAAGAACTGCGACGAATTCATTACAGCATTCAATAGGCTTGATCTTGAAGGTCGTATCAAGCATCGCGTCTGGTGCGATAAAGCCAGTGGTTTCACGAAACGCATCAAGCTGGCCGTCTCCAGACTGAGCCTTGAGTTCCTTGAGACGCTTTTCGCTGCGGGGAGTCGCCATTAGTCACAAATCCTTAGGAGTGAGGTGTGTGACTATATACATGCGAAAGGCGGCTATTGCTAGCCGCCTTTCGCATAAACGCTTATTGCGCTGGGGCGAATTCAACAGAAGATTGCTTCGGTTGAGGTCCCGATGGGTTGCTAGTCCCAATTCGGAACTTGCTACCAACCTTCTTAACATTGAATCCGGTTCTCTGCATAGTCTCGATGACGGCAGAGGGACCTTCGACAACGATGTTGATGGTCATTCTTTCGGTCTTACTGCTCATGAATTTTCTCTCACTGACATGGTGTTGTAATTGATCGTGCAACGAATCGTTTCGTGCTTAGGTCCATTTCGATTTTTGGCTATGTGCATCGTGAGTTGAGGGGGATTTGACTCCCTATCTGCTTTGCTTTGATTCAGGCTCACGATATAATCCATTGAGAACTGTTTACCAAAGCTCTCAGCGACATTGTTGAGCCCAACCAAATCATCTTTCTCATTATCAGTCCCAGATCTATTGGTCTGAGTAGCAGTAAAGATTAAGACGTTCTCATTCTTAGCGAGACCACGAACCTCATTCGCCACGTGCTTCTGACGGCCGTAATCATCTTTGTTGTAATGTGGGTTTCGGCTAACCATCAAGTCTAGGTAATCGAGGATGATGACGCCCGGTTTCCAATTATGCATCCTCTTAAGACTATCCATCAGAGCATAAATGTGATTTACGCTACATTCATCAGGGGCCAACTCATAGATGAGAAGTTGCTTCTCATAAGTGTTCTGAATTTGTAGAGCCAATTTTCTGGCTATGTCCTGTTTATCGGACATCTGTAATAATGGAATATTAGTAGCAGTACCTAAGCACCGCATAGCAGTCTTAATAGCATCTAATTCGAAAGTGACCAACAAGACATCTTGGCCGGGAGCATTTGGGCCGAATCCTTTGAGTGAAGTAATAGCATTATTACAAAGTAATTGTGATTTACCAACGTTAGTAGCGGCGAGCCAACACAGAACCTCTTTCGGAGACGGCCCGCCGTTATTCAAGTAACGGTCAAGCTTAGGGAAGCCTGTAGTACGATGTTCAATCGATTCGGGCTTGAAAAGCATCTCCAAATTCTCGAAGAACCAAAAGCCTTTGTCACCGAAATCTTGAATACGATTGGCTTCCTGCACAATCTCTTCTAATTTAGAGAAGTCTCCCTTTCTGTAGTGTTCAACGGCATCATCGCTATAAAGCAGGCCGAATGCTCTATTCCTAGCCCATTTAACCAGAGAATCCTTAATTAGCGGGACTTCTCTAGGACTAGAAATTTTATTTAATATTGTCAGAACTGACTCATAATTGTCATCTTCAGTCAGTTCATGCAGTACGTCATCTCTTAGTATGTTTCTAGTTGGGATGACTGAGTGTTCGGTGGCAGAGTTTAAAATCTTGGCCATGAGATATTGACACTCAGGCCGAGCGAACATATTGGGCTGAATATAATGCCCCACACTCCCAAAGAATTCGGGGTGATCTAGAGCCAGAGATACAATAGCTTCTTCTTGGTATGCACCGAATGGCTGATATTTAGCAGTGTCTTGGTCGGCTTTCGCAAGTGCATTGAGTGTAGACATCAATTATGTTATTTGTGCGATCTTGGCTTGAATATCAGCGAGGTTTCGCATAGCGTTTGCTTCTGCTAAAACGAGAGCCTCTTGATACGTCACAAATTCACTCTCGCTAAATTGAAGGACGGCACCTTGAGCGATTGCATACCTATCACCCATGTAGCCAGCCAAATAACCGGGACGATAGCCAGCATAACAAGTGTATAACCAATCACCACTTGCAATCTGAAAGACGCCACTAATCCGCATGGCTTCCAGTCTACCCAAGGCAGCACTTTCCTTGAGATAGACAGTTTGATTTATAGTGTATGTTGGACTACTCATCATCGTCATCCAAAATGCTTGATTCTAGCTTACTTAGCTTTTGGTCAGGAGTCTGATCATCATCAGTTTCCTCTTCAAAATCTATATCCTCATCGTCCGTATCTTTCACAGGAATAGTTGCCGCAGCCTTCAAGCGACTATACACATTATTCCTAATTTCCTCCATCATTTTAGGATTATCCTCTAGAAATTTCGCGGCATTAGCTATACCATTACCCATAACTTGATCATTATAAGAGTAACTACTACTCTTGCGTAGAACAATTCCGGCACCCTCTGCAACAGCAATGAGAGATGCTACTCTATCTGGGCCGATAATCCCTCTCTTGCTCTTATCGGTATACAACTCATAGCTAGCTGATTTAAAGGGAGGAGCTACCTTATTCTTGATAATCTTAATAGTAGGATTGAAACCAATAACATTATCTTTACCGCCTTCAGTAATTGCAGAACCCTTGCTAACCGACATGCGTACAGAGCTATAAAATTTCAACGCTCTTCCGCCCGGTGTTACTTCGGGGTTTCCGAACATAACCCCAATTTTCTCTCTGACTTGATTAATAAAGAGCATACTCGTTTTTGATTTCGAGCATTTACTAGAGAGTGTCCTAAGCCCCTTAGACATCATACGAGCTTGAACACCAATATGAGCATCAGTAAGTTCACCTTCTAATTCAGCCTGTGGCACAAGAGCCGCTACGGAGTCGACCACTACAAGATCGACCAGCCCGGATTCAACTAGATCTGTAGCAATTTGTAAAGCCTGTTCACCGCTAGAGGGCTGAGAAAGTAATAGATTATCAATATCGACACCTAATGTCTTGGCCCATTCAATATCTAAAGCATGCTCGGCGTCGATAAATGCCGCGACACCATTACGTTGCTTTTTGGGGAAATAATGCTTCTGACAGGAAGCGACAATGCATAGGCAAGTGGTAGTCTTGCCGGACGATTCTCCGCCGAAAAGTTCGCCGATACGGCCTTCTGGGAACCCGCCACAACCTAAAGCTTGATCGAATGTTGCGATGCCAGTTGGGATAGCATCGATTTTTAGAATTGCACCTTGACCAATCAACAAAGTGGCATCATCATGATATTTCTTATTGATCAACGCCTGGAGTTCCGCTAGGGATTTCGGCTGAGCCTTCTTCTCGTCTTTGTCCTTCTGTGGTCTTGACATGCCTGAGCTTCCCTAGATGATCTAGAATGTTGGATTTATTATGCTTCCGGACGAGCAACACGTCACTCGCCGGTATACGGACAATCACACTGTTGCGAACGACTAACAAGTCTGAGCCAATAGCAGCAGAGACTGACCATTCGCCGTGTGGTGATAGTTTCGTACCAGGAGGAGCCGAAACATACGTTACATTCTTAGTAGTATATAGTTCGACCTGATCAAATATGTCGATTCTAATTTGATTCTGGGTATCCATAGCAAAATTACAACCGACAAACTACGGGTGAAAGATGGCCTTAAGCGACAACGACAAACTCGTTCTAGAAGCAATTGCCAATATGCTCCATGACGAGGGGAGTATCGGCCTACCTCTAAATGACGTCGATGATCTCAATGCCGACGAAAGAGGATCGCAATATCTACACTCCAGTATTGATGATCTCTTTACATTAAAAGCCAATAGACTGATGCACGCCGAAAGCGTCATTAGTGCTTTTCATAAAGTCCACAGTCACAAGTACGTTACTGATTTCTCCTTTGTCACCGCGATGGACAAAGAAATGCGGGCTCGTGGCGTTCCTACGGAAGAACGCACACAAGCAATGCTCTTCATCCCAGATATTATGGAACAGCTTAATCGCGAGCAGAAAGAATGGTGTGAACAGGATGCAGGTTTTAACCCACGTCTATCCGAAGTTCGGCAAGTAAGCAAGCCGGAACAACCATTAAACTATAAGAAGATCGATAGCCCGCTCAATAATCGCAACATGGACAGACATGAACGCGGTGATGCTTCGATGCCTAGAATGGGTGAATCTTAAAAAATTGGAACTCTAGCTGCACCCTTGCATTGCGGGCACACTTCAATAGTACCCTTCTTTCTGCTAATTGTACCCTTGGCTTGACATAGAGTGCAATCTCTAGTTGCACCATCATGGCCCCCTGCGAAATTAGGGATATATCCACTATTCATAGTAGCACTAGCCATATTCTTAAAGCGGCGTTGTAATTTGGCGTCAGTTTCACTATTATCAATAGTAATCAATGTCGTCCCAAGCTGATCTACTCTCAAATTAGGCACGGCGATGGGATTACCTGTAATATCATGAGATTGTACCAATCTCACTTTGCCATGTAATTTGCTAGGATCTAATCCCTGATCACCGATCATAGCGTGATGGACAGGATTGATTGAGGAATGAGCAGACACAGAGGCACTCAATCCCGGTGCACTTACAGAACCGCCACGAGTCTGCATCACCTTACTATCCACGAAGCTCGTCGGAACTACGTCTTCGCCCTCTAAGATCACTTCAGGCTTGGGAGCCGTCGCGGCCGACGAAGCCGCTTTTTCTGCCTTTTTGGGGGCTTCCGGTGCACTGGCGATAACGAAACCGGGACCGCTACTGACAGTGTGACCAAGTTCTTTGAGACGTGCAATCAATTTTTCGGCTTCATCGTTCTCGGCATCTTTTTGTGCTTTGAAGGTTGCATATGCGGCCTTGGCACTTTTAATGGTGGCATCTTCTGCATGTGCATCGCAAATGTAAACCTTAATCTTTTGACCATCATCCAATGTGATGGTCATATCAGCAGTGATATTCTCTTTAGTACGACAGTATACGCATTCCATAATTAACCTCTCAAGATACACTGACAATTATATACACAAGGTCATCAGTCGTACAAGTATTTTATCAGCAATAGAGGTATAAAATGAGTGGTATCACAGTCACTGTAATCGATGTTAATCTCGGCGTGAGTGTCTCCGACATCATAGCCTCTCAAAGTAAAGAGCTTTCACAAGAAACCACTCAAGCAGTGGAAGCGGCTCTAGAGAGTGCCAAGATGGTTCAAGATCTAAAGAACCAAAAAACAAAAGAGAAGAACGATCAAGACGAAAAAGTAACAACTGTCATGCAAAAAGCTTATGACAGACTCAAAGAGGCTGGAGAAGAGGGCGTACCAGTAGTTGAGATTGCCGAGATAATCAATGGAGTGATTGCTACTATGCCAGCTTTCACTAATCGCATGAAAACCATTTTGGCCGCAGAGGGTAATCTATATAGAATCGAAAGAAGTAAAGGATCTAATGCGCCGCGTTACTTGTTGATTCCTCATAATCTTCCCGAGTCTTAAGACTCTTTACTATTCCACACATCAACTTAACTTGCTCTTGGAATGCTGCCTTTCTTGTGGCGTCAGCTAAATTCATAGGCGACGGATGATAAATCGGGAATACTTTTACATTTAGAACTTTAGATTCTACAATCTTCCCTAATGATTCTTGATAAGATAATCCTGGACATAAAGCTTTAAAGGACACCGCCCCTAACGTTACAACTACAGTCGGCCTAAGGAGATTTATTTCCATCAACAAGAAAGGTCGGCAACGCTCGACATGGTCGCTGCTTGGAGCCGCATTCCCTTGGGTAAAGCATTTTACAATATTAGTAATGTATAAGTCTTTGCGAGTGACGCCATTCCTATGAATTTCTTTATCAAAATTCTGACCCGACTGGCCCACAAATGGTGTACGTTGCTCTAATTCATCCCACCCAGGATTTTGCCCAATAATGATAACCTTGGATGGGTTAGTATTGCTTAAAACATGCGGGTCTCTTTCATTTTGGCCCTTTACGGCTGGCTTTCTCCCTAGTTCACACATAGAGCAAGCCATGCAAGTTCTAGTCATCTCCGTAAGCATACGGAGTTTCCGTTCTCTGGCGGTTTCGTTCATAGTAAAAAGAACACTTGGCGATTTAAAGCGAGGCATAGGAGTATCTGGACCAGTATGATTGTCCAGAAGACTCAGCATATCAAATTCTTGGGAGTGTGATGTCATTACGTGGTTTGGGCTTGAAGCCACGTTGAGAGAGATCTAGAAGCCTCATAATGCAGCTACCTACATCCATACACCAATCCCATTCAGCATAACTGCCTACGCAATGAATGCCGACTTTTTCTAAATTGGTAAGATTAGGACGTGCCCCCATAGGTAAAGCTCGTTCAACCGTTGTTCCATCTAATATTTCGAATTTATTCATCATCGTCATAAAGTAAGCCCCAGGATTGGGTAGCTCTTCATGACAATAGAATAAATATCTATTCTTGTTAATATTAGTGGCCTTAAAGAAACTAATGGTAGGATCGACTACAAGGACCTGATTAGCCCCTTCAAAATCCAAGTCAGGTGTCTCTATATGATAATAATATAATTGCTTAGATTTCAGATCATATTCTAAATTCATCAATTTGAATAGAGCATATAATGGAATAGTAGACACAATGTTGTCATATTCCAAGCGTTTACCATTTCTTTCAATATAATCCTTAGTTATTTTAGTTGGTATACCCTCTTGGCTTTCTCTTATGATTTCTTCTTGATATGTTTCAAGCAAATGCTTATATACATTATTAATTTTTAGATCATATATAGGCAGCACCATTTTGTCTTTGTATACAGCCGGTGATTGCCCAGGAACATTGGGTCCGAAAATCTTATAATGCCAATCGTTGTTCAGACCTGAATCATATCCCTTATACAATTGCCCGCCAATACTCCATGCACGTTGATAAAAGAAGCGACGATCAACAACGTCTGCTCCCAGGTCTTTCAAGTATGGATCTATTCTCTCATTGGAAATAATAAAGTTATCGTCAATAGCTGGATTATATGAAAAGAAACGGCTGCGGTGGAATGGTATAATAGTCCATTTATCGCCTAGAATCATTCTAGCCAATAGACCAGTTACACCAGAGCCCAATATATAATTCATTATTCTACTAAATCCTCATCATTGAAGCTCTGACTGGAAAGATCTTCAAAATCTTCCTCTTCCGCGTCAATTCCAAGATCAAGCTCGTGATTACCTCTACCCAAGAGCCCAGCGATCTCATAATCCTCTTCCGGATCATTCAACAAACTGTCTGCTGGACGATCTTTTGGCTTAGCATCTTTGGGTTTTGGAAGATTAGTTTTCGGTACATCAGCCTTTGGCTCTTTAGGGGCCTTCGCGGCTTTTGGTGTTTTAGGAGTCTTGGGTGTTTTAGGTGCTTTGGGAGTCTTCGGTTGTGCAACGAGCGATGACTCCATCTGTATCAGAGATTCAGACTCTTGACCACTATTTGATTCTTGTTGATCAGATTTATCATCAAATGCGGCAGCTAGTCTATCACCAACCGAAGTGCGCACTGTATCAAGCGTCCTTGGGCGTGCAATAGCTGAAGGATTTAAGTCCGCAGTTGTGATCAACCCCAACTTGATTGGATCACAGAAAGGATCTGGCGGTACTACAACCGGTTTACAGTATGGACAGGTAACAGTAAGAGGACCACCATTATAATTGCTAATTGGGAAATCAAAACCATTACCGCATTTAGAGCAAGTAGTGACAGCCTTGGTGGGTCGCACTGGTTGTTTAAAAGCATTGCGGAACTGATCATCCACAATATCGGAGTCGAATTCGAAAGGCCGTGCGAAAGTCTCTTCTTTACCGATGAAGACCTTAATCATATCATATGGGTTAAACATATTAGCTCTTAGTAGACCAGTCTTGAGCTTTTTCTTGGCTCTGAGTGACTCTGTGAATTAATTTAGAATACTCATCGGACGAACAAGATGCCTCTAAGTAGTTGGCATCAGTAGTCACCCTGGCTCCTCTGGTCATAGCTGATGTCTTACAATTTTTACAAGTGGGGTCCTGACTAGGACGCTGACACTGTTTACATGTATAGAACTTATCTATCACTACTTTCAATTCAGTAATTGAGACTAAATAATAGACATATGTCCCAGACAATAAATTACCAGAGAAATCACATAAGACCGATTTGGGATTAATTTTCTTCTGTGTAGCAGTAGTATAATTCTTCACAATGTTGTGAGTAATTTTATTGTGGCATTGAGTGCATACATCTATCGATTTCGTAACATCATTTCTTAGCACAACAGATCTAGCCGGACGCATGCCGTCGAAGACGTTAGCCATTCTGAAATCATAAGAGTAATATTTAAAATCATCTATCAATTCGAGGGCGCACAGATCGCATATGATACCTGATCTATTAGCATTCTGCATCGAATCACCTATAAGCCAATCTAGCTACACCCTGGCGTCTACCC